GATGCTTTAGTTAATGCTAGACTCGCTCGCATACTTACAGCTAAAGATTATGACTTCATCACAAAACAACCAATCTTATGGACTCCCTCCCCCGATTACAGAATTAACAACGGAACAGGACTTCAAAATGAGGCAGCTAGAACTACTACTGCCAAAAAATGAAGTACAAAAACAAGATATTATTACTATACTACTAGCACTACAGAAACAAAACTTTGTGCTAGTAAATTCACTCACCAATTTAGTTGAAAAATGGCCAAAGGTCCCACCTACTATCAACGAGGTTCCTGCGATGTTTGGGATTTTATTAGAGAACAAGAACTAAACTTCCATCTCGGTAATGCTATTAAGTATATCTGCAGAGCAGGGTACAAAGATAGCAAGATACAAGACTTAGAAAAAGCTATCCACTACTTAGAGAACGAACTCCACCATGAAAAAGACGTTTATTTCCGAGCAAGCCAAGGAATTCCGTACAAAATACAACCTTCAGAACTCTCAGACTATGGGAACTCGTACGTATCAGAAGAATCTGATCGTCGAGGAATTTAAAGAAGTATTGGAAGCTGAAGGTCAGTTATGGAGAGATAACATCAAAACCCATGAGGAGCTGTTAAAGGAATTAGCTGATTTAGTCTATGTATGCTACCAATATGCTGAGAATATGGGATGGTTCTTGGATGAAGCGTTAGATAGAGTACACAAAAGTAATATGTCCAAACTCGGAGAGGACGGTAAACCAATATACCGAGAAGATGGTAAAGTATTAAAAGGACCAAATTACAAACCACCAAACTTAGAAGACTTAATTTGAAATGACCGCAGAACTAATCTCCCGCACTGGTCGGGTCCAATCATGGTTGGATAACCCAGAATCTAGACTCCCAGTGAGCTGCACAGTATTTGTCGTTGAGGACTCCATGGAAGGTCCTGAGGGCATTGAGGCTAGCTGGAGGTTTGCGTCACATGCATTGAGACATGGGGCGGGGTGTGCAGTACACCTATCAAAACTCAGACCGAAAGGTCACGAGAATGGAAAAGGCTTGACAGCCAGTGGTCCAGTCTCATTTGCAAAAATTTATTCAACACTTAATGAAACGTTACGCAGAGGTGGGGTCTATAAAAATGGGGCGATTGTGGCCCATATGGATATTAATCACCCCGATATTGTTGAGTTCGTGCTCGCTCCCAGGGCTGAACTTCCCTGGATTAAAAGATGCGTCGACCTTGATGCAGGACTCTGGAATCAAACAGATGCCAACACCAAAGATGCCATCATCTACGGAATTAAGTCCGGAGACATCTGGCTCAATAAAATAAGATACAACGAAAAAGGAGAAAGAATCTATGGCAACGTCTGTCTTGAGGTTTACCTGCCCTCACGCGGAACTTGCTTGTTACAGCATGTCAATCTCGCTGCCTGTAGTGCAGGAGACATCAAGTCGGCTTTCACTCAAGGTATGTCCGAATTGTGCGAGCTCCATGGTCGGACAAACGTTGGAGCAACTGGAGAATATTTGCCGAGTGATACCGACCGCCAAGTCGGCTTAGGAATGCTAGGTCTGGCTAATTTATTAAGAAGATACAAGATTAGCTATGAAACCTTTGGAGATACGCTGGCTAAAATCAATGCCGGAGAGTCGACTGAGGGAGTGGCAGGTGCCCTTGCTTGGGAATTTAAACTGGGTATTGAATCTGCCGCCTCAGTGGCTCGCAATAATAGGATGGTACGGGCATTTGCTATTGCACCAACCGCCTCGTGCAGTTATAGAAGCCAAGATTTGGATGGCTATACTAGCACACCAGAGATCGCACCACCTATATCAAGATCAGTTGATAGAGACTCTGGAACATTCGGTGTCGAACACTTCGACTACGGTGATGTAGAGATTGCTAGTGAAGTTGGTTGGGATGCTTATAAAAAAGTAGCTGACCAGATAATGATAATGTTAGAAAATACAGGACTTCTTCACGGCTATTCATTTAATAGCTGGAGTGATGTTGTTACTTACGACAGAAACTTCGTGGAAGAGTGGTTACTATCACCCCAGACCTCCTTATACTACTCTCTGCAAGTTATGTCAGATACACAAGATAAGACTAATGCTTATGCTGCATTAGGTGATGAAGATGTCGATGATTACTTGCAGGATATTCTATCTGCTAAACCAGATGGAGAAGAAATAACCTGCGATTGTCAAGAATAATGAAAAAAGATCCATATGAAAAATTACTTGGG